TCGGGTAATAAGGAACCCGTTTATGGTCGAGCAGGAAAGCCGAGCGACAGGACAAGGCGTATACTGCAAGCCGTCAATAAAATAATTGACGGTGAGTTAAGGGAATTAAAAGATGTCACAAGAGGAAGAGGAAGCTAAACCTAAAGAAGAAGAGGAAACTAAACCCGAAGAAGAAGAATCAGATGATGAAAAAGACATTGGGAAAATGGCTGAAAAAATTGCTCAATCAGCTTATCAGAAGTTTCAAAATAAAGTGGAAAAAGATGCCAAAACGGATGATAAAAAATCCAAATTCTATTCTGCGCCAAATATTGCCATTCCCGAGAATCCAAAAGAAATGTCTTGGGAACAAAAAGCATTTCGATTCTGGCAAGGTGTAGTTAGAGATGATCCTGAAATGTGTACTAAATACAGCGAATATTCCCAGAAATTCCAACCATTGGTTGAGGGAACTGCCGCAATGGGTGGTTATCTTGTTCCAGAAGAATGGTACAACAAGATAGTTGAAAGAAAAGAACTTCTTTCGATGATTAGACCCGTTGCAACGGTTATCCCGATGACGACCGATACTCTTCATGTTCCCAAATTAGATACCGAACCAAAGGCATATTGGCGTTCAGAAGCGGCAAAAAAATCAACTTCTACGGCTCAATTTTCTGAAATCACTCTTACTCCATATTCTAAATCCTGCATTGTTTCGGCGTCCCAAGAATGGGCAGCCGACGCTAAGTATCCTATGGCAGGTAAAGCGGTTGCTTACATCGGAGAAATAATTGCCAGAGCATTAACCAGACTTGATGAAAAAGCATTTGCCCAAGGAAGCGGTTCTGGTCAACCAACTGGTATTATTACTTATACTCCCTTCCCGCACACCATATCTGCTGGCGGAGCGTTAGCGGCCAATCACCTGATTCGCGCTTTCACCAACCTTCCACCCGCATATAGGCAAAATGGGGTCTGGATGGGTTCTACAAGAACGCTTGCAACAATCAGATCATTGGCAACAACAACTGGAGACTTAATCTTCAGAGAAGCGGCATTACTTGCCGGCGCTAAATACCCGCAGTTAATGGGTAAAGATTATATCGAGAATGACTGGATTGGCGATAATTATCTCTATTTTGGCGATTTCTCTTATTACTACATCGGCCAAAGAGAAGGATTGAGAATCAGAACAACCGAAGAAGCGTCTGTTGCCGGATATTCTGCTTTTGAATATGATTTGGTTCACATCAAAGGCGAGGAAAGAGTGGATGGCGAAGTCGCTTTAACTGATGCATTTTCCGAAATCACAGCAGTTAGAACATAAATTTCCTGTTATAACGCGCTATGCCTTTTCCTTAAAGGCATAGCCGTTAGCACAAGAAAGGAATTATCATGCCCAAAGTTAGATTAAAAAAAGATTGCCATTTTGGCTTAAAGGACACAGAAGTTGAAATTGAAACCAATAATCTTGCTTATGGACTTATTTCGCAAGGTATAGCAGAAATGGCTGGTACTCAAGATAAAATGATGAGACCAAAGAAAAAAAGGGGAAAGTATAGGATTAAATAATGTCATTAATTTCATTGGCCGATTACAAAACAAAAAAAGGTATTACTGGAGAAGAAGACGATGTTAAAAATCAACTTTTTTTGGATCAAGCAAGTGCTTTTATTGAGAAGTACTGCGACAGAACTTTTGCCTCCACTACTTATACTGATGAAGAATATGACGGCACACAAACACAAACTTTAATTTTAAAGCAATGGCCTGTAACCTCTGTCACAAGCGTTCAGTACCGCGATGATATTTATTCAGACAGTGATTTCTCAACATTAGACAGCCAATATTATTTTCGCGATGAAGACCCTGGAACGATAAGAAGAATAGATGGCGTTTTTGAAGAAGGGATACATAATTGGCGGGTAACCTATGTTGCCGGATATGCAACTATTCCAGATGATTTACAGGAGGCCTGCGCCGACATAGCGACATTTATGGAAAACACGGTTAAAGCTAAAGGAATTGATTCAGAAACTTTAAGCCAATATTCTGTTAATTATTCCAAAGATAAGAAAAAGATTATAGATGGTGCGGGTATTCGGGATATTCTCGACCTTTACAAAAAGGAGCAGATGGAGGCAGTGTGAAATATTTCTTAGACAGAGAAATTACAATCCGCCGCCTAAAATCAACTGCGGGCGATAAAACCGCCTATTCAGCTACTGCCACCGCTTATAGCGCTGGCATTCAAACAATGCAAGCCGAACAGGCGCAATTGTATGGCGGGGATATTGGCAGATTATATGAGATTTATGTAATGCCGATTGAAGCTGATATCTTAGATGACGATGAAATCGTTTGCAATGAAAATGTCTATAAAGTTAGGGGAGTAAAAAGAGTTGACTTTGGGGCATTTCCCCATTTGGAAATTGTCGCTGTCTTAAAAACAGAGGAAGAATATGCAATTAAATATTGAAATTAAAAATTTGGATAAATTTCGAGCGGCTTTGTCTCAAGCGCCCGCAATAATGAAAAAATTTCTAAATAATTCATTGAGGCAAGGGATCGCGGTTGTACAAAGAAAATATCAGAGTAATTGGCCGCCTGGCGCGCCAGTTGACACTGGGCAATTAAAAAATAGAATAGAAATTATTTACGAGGAGATGTCTGCGTCTTTAATTCCGCTGGTTGAGTATGCAATTTATGTTCACGAAGGAACAAGATATATGATTGGCAGGCCATATTTAGAAACATCTTTGGAAGCCGCAAAAAGCGATGTTCAGATGATATTTAATCGGGAATTAGAAGAAGCGCTTAAAGAAATTGCAAGGAAATCGAAATGAGCAGTTTTGTAACCGTATCGAAAAAAATTTGCAGACGCTTAAGCGACGATGTAAGCAAACTGGCTAAAGTATATGACTATACCAAGATGGACATACCGCAATATCCAGTTGCTCTGGTCATACCATCTGAAAATGAGGCAGATTATGCGACGACTTCAGAAAACAGGAGAGCTTGGGGATTCACTATACGGCTGATGCAGGAATTAGAACGAAAGGGAGCAGAAACAACAGAAAGAATTTTAAGGGAATTAGTAGATGAAACACTGCAGTCATTAGATGAATATTATACATTGGGCGGCGATGCCGATATAGTCAGGGCTGCACCTTCAAGGTGGGGCTGGGCGCAAATAGGCGGCGGCTGGATAAGGATTGCAGAGATATCTCTGACTGTCGAGGCAGAAATATCAATTAAATAAAGAAAGGAGAAAACTATGGCAAAATGGATTGGTCGAAGAATGGACATTGGAATAGGCAGACAGACTCAACGGAAAGTTCCTGTTGCGGCCTCACTTTGGTATCCAAAAGTTTCAATGACGTTTGACGATAAAGTTGATAGAGTTCCTTCAACTGAAGGATTTGGTCGAATTGAAGAAGATTTAGACAGTTATGTTGCCAGAGAATATTCCGAAGGCGATATTGAACTTGAATTAAGAAGCAAAAACATCGGTCTATTTCTTTATTCAATGATGGGCAGCTGTGCAACGGTATCAGGTTCACCGGTTGCGGGAAATTATACGCACACATTCTCACTTTCTGAAAGCAACCAACATCCGTTATTGACTGTTTATGTCAGAGACCCGATTGGACAAGAACTCTATCCTGCTGGGACAGAATGGCAGATGTTTAGGTCTGTCGGCTTAAATTCACTTGAAATATCCGCAGTGCCAGGCGATCTGGTGAGATATACCGTTAATTTGAGGGGAGCACCATCTGAAGAACCGTGGACGGAAGCAGAACCATCATATTCCGCAACCGAAAGTAAATTTCTTGGACGACATACTTGCATTAGATCTGCCAGTACTATTGCTGATTTGGATACTGCATCCGACTTGGATGTCAAATCAATTAAATTGAAAATTGAAAAAAATTTAGGCGGTGATGATACTCTTTGTACGCCGATTCCCGTTGATGAACTCAATAAGCAGTTTAAAGTGACTGGCGAAATTGTCTTAAATTATGAAGATAGAACTTGGAGAAATTATTATCTCACTTATGGGCAATATAGATGCTTGAGAATCCAGTTCCAAAATATCGATGAGGTAATTGGTGCTACTGCAACGCATCCGAGCTTAAGAATTGACTTACCAAGAGTTTCTTTTGAGGGATGGGAAACTGATAGGGCCAATAATGAGATTGCAATTCAGACATTGAATTTTACGGGAAACTTCGATTTAGCCAATAACCAAAATGCAATTCATCTCTGTCGCTTAATCAATAACCAGACCGCATATTAAATAATAATATACTGGGGACTTGGTGCTCCTGTCCCTAAGTCCCCAGTAGGCAGGAGGCAAAATGTCAAAATTTAGAGTTTCTAAACGAGTTGACCTTAGTTTTTTGGGTGAAGGTTGGAAGGAGTGTTTTATTGAATTTAATGCGCCTTCTTATGGTGAAATTAAGAAGATATTGCCAGAAGTTGAAGAAGGCGCAACGGCTAAAAATGCCGAAATTGGAATGGAAATTCTTGAGAAATTGTTCCTTACTGGTAAAGGTTTTGATGGCAAGCAAAAAATTGAAATGACAAAAGATGATTTAGAAGAATTACCGATTCAAGTAATTACTAAATGTCTTGAAGCGATGCAAGAGACACCACCAAAAAAATAGTTGAGGCATTGGAAAATATAATTATTTTTGACAGTCAAGATACTCCAGTGCCGATAGAATTAATTGAATACAAGTATAGAGAAAAGTTTAAGTTGTCCAATGTTCAAATGGAAAGAGAACCGATGGATAAGTTCAGATTGAACCTTAAAATAATGGAGTTTGAGGCCCAGAGAGATGAATTAGAGGCGGCAAGAATGGAGAGAAAAGCAAAACAGAAAAGTTAAGATTTCTGATAGATATTTTTAGAACCGCAGCGGGGACAATAATTACCACGACCAATTAACCGCCAAACAGAATAGGCAATGCCGATTGGAAAACAAACAACCCAAAGAAATAATTCTAACATACAACTGCCGGGCGTTTTGTGCTTAGGTTGGCCCGAATACTTACAGATAGGACATTTCCAGACAATCTTAGGACGTTTCTTTCCGACCAAACAAAAAGAACAGACATATCCTTTGTCTGTCTTTACATAACCAATCCCGAGAGGATTGCCGCATTTTATACAAGTTTTTGCCATAATAATTAAATTATAAATCGAATCGAAAAATTGTCAAGGAAAAATTATGCCGCAAGTAAATTTAGAAGCGATTATAACCTTAAAAGACCAAGCGTCGGCAGGATTAAGCAAATTTGGCTCAACAGCAGAAAATGTTGGAAGAAGTTTTGATACTTGGCTAAAAAGGGGTGCAGTCCTTGCTGGGGCTGC